ATAGATTCGTACCAAGAAAAGACAAGTCTCGAAGGTGGATTTGTCGAGAAGTCGGAGAATATGCGCTTGGTGGGTGACTTGGCGGAAACACGCAAAGGAATCGACTTCTTGGCGGGTAGCGTGACCTTGACCTACAACGCCGGGACAGAACAAGTTTTTGCTTCAACCCTGTTCAGCGATCCCGCAACAGGCACTGAATTCGTCGTAGTTGCAACCCGTACCAAAGCTATCATTTGGAACGATGCAAATACTTCGGGCATTGCGATTGACTATCCCGGTGGGGAAGTAGTTGCGGAAGCGGACGGTGCATCATTCGTTCAGTCTTTGGAGAAGTTGATCTTGTTTCGTGGCAAGAACAAGACCCCGCTCGAATGGGATGGTGATTACTCAAGCCCGACTGACTTCGTAGTCAAAGCAAATGCTTCACCTGGTGCGGGTAGGATTCAATGTCCGAATACCGATTTTGGCGTATTCTTCCGCAATCGTCTGATTATCCCGCAACCAACGGATTCAGCTTACTCGTTGATAATGAGTGATTTGCTAGACACGGACAACTACTACCCCGCAGAATCGCAATTCAGAATAAACAAGGGAAGTGCGGATAAACTCGTAGGCTTTTACCCCTACCAAGAAGACCAATTGATCGTGTTCATGCGGAACTCGATCCACATGATCAACAACATCGCGACCACCTCTGCCGCGGGTACTTACGAGATCACCCGTCAGCATGGTTGCGTAGCTCGCAAGTCCATCGCTCAGAGCGGACCGCAAACCTTCTTCTTGTCGGACAACGGAGTTATCGTCCTGAGTCCTGGTACTGACCCCGCAAAGGGCTTGGGGGTAGCTATAAGCAAAGTATCGGGAGAAACAATCCCGATGACCCGTCCCATCCAAGATCAATTTGACGAAGTAAACTTTGCCCATGCGGACAAAGCGTGCGGTGTGGTCTTTGACAACAAATACTACTTGGCCGTGCCTACCGGATCTTCAACCGTCCCGAATGCGGTATTTGTATTTTCGCTCTTATCCAACACGTGGATCAGCGTAGACAGTTACCCCGCAATGTCGGGGGATTTGGCATTCCACGTGGATGACTGGGTCATTTGCTCACATGGTAGCGATCCAACCAGGCGCAGACTCTTTGCGTGTAACGACACGGGATGGTATCTCATGGAGGAGAACACGATTGACGATAGTGGACGCAAGATCGGGTCCACCTCGGAATCGGGAACTACCGCAATACCCGGTAAACTCGTTACCCGTGCTTACACTTTGGGGAACCAAGAGGTCAAGCGTTGGAGACGTGGCCAACTCGGAGCGAATACCGTTGCATCCGATAAGTTCAAAGTCAAAGTCAATACGCTTGATCCCGATGCTTCGGAAACCGTGTTGACTCATACCGCAACCGGAACGGAAGAAGCACTCTTTCGCTTCGGTACTGGACGCATACGGGGTTATGGAGCGCAAGTCGAGATCCAAGTCTCAATCGGAACTCCGTCCTTTCGTCACGTGTCCTTGGACGCGATTGCGAATGGACTCAACATAAGGGCGGAGGTTGCGTAATGGCCATTACTGCATCAGTCACGCGCGGGTTTACGTACGCTACGGGTATTGAATTGAGTGCCGCCAATTTAAACGAACTCGGAGTCCCCACCGTGACTATTGACGAGTCAAACGTAAGTATTACGGGAGGCACGATAAGTGGATTGTCTTCACCCATCGCAATCGCGGACGGGGGAACAAATGCGACTAGCGCAAGTTCCGCAAGATCCAACTTGGGGCTAGGCACGATTGCTACTCAGGCGAGCAATTCCATTGCCGTGACGGGTGGCACGATGAGCGGGGTTTTGATCACCCTGCCAAGCTATGCGGTAAGCGCGTTACCCTCCGCAGGGACCGCAGGACGCATTGTATTCTGTACGGACGGGGATAGTGGAAGCAAGTGCTTGGCCGTGGATGACGGAACGGATTGGAAGCGAGTGGCGTTGGGAGCAACGGTATCGACATGAACATCCTTGAACAAACCAAGAAGTTTTACGACGAACTCGGTCTTGATATGTTCAAGGACATCACGATGTATTTGGGTTACGGATACGTATTCAAAACGCCTGACTCGCTCTTGCTTGGCAAAGCGGTAAGGACGGATGACAAGACCCATCCGAGTTCACAATGGAACGTCAAAGATCCCGATGCTTGGTATGTCCATATGGCAATAGGCAAAGTAGGGATCGCAGAATTCATCAAACGCATACCATACGAGTTACCCTACGTCGGATGGATGAGGCATTTTAAAAACAAACCAGTAAAATTTTACGACTTCAAAAGAATTAGTAGGAGGAAATAACAATGGGAAGTGGACCTGACATCAATTACCCGGCTCAACCGTCTTATGGCGAAAGTCTTGCCGAAGCTCTGAAAGCACAAGCTAATTTCCTAAAGGGAACAGGTGACTTTGCGGAGACAGGTAGCTTGGAAAGCTTGTTGCCCTTGGAAGAAAGTGTCCGAAAGAAAACGGCACAGACGGATACGGATGTCTTGAGACAGACGTTGTTGGGTACTGAGACAAAGACCAAAGTTGTGCGTGATCCGAAGACCGGGAAGTTTGGCATACCGGACGGGGAGATTGTATTGTCAAGTACCGGACCTGCTCCCGGTCAGTATCAAATGATAAGTGGTGCAGGTGGAGGTTTGCAAATTTTAGACACTTCCACGGGAGGAATTTTAAGCGAAGAGCAAACTTTTGAAAAACTCGGATACATTGAGCCTACCGGCCAAATGTCCAAGTGGGACAGAAAAAATGACGGTCTGAACGCTAAGGAGTTTAAAGAATATCGACTTACGGCAAAAGGACAGGAAGCAGGGATTCAACTAGCGCAGGGTGGCCGACTTGAATCGCCGAGAGGAGCCACATATGGCAAGGCCGGAGAAGTAGGTATTCTTACCCCGTCTGATTTTAGCAATCTGTACGGAATAGATAATAGAGCGGGACCGCGCAGACAACGTGGTGGTAAATTTAACCCGCAGACTGAAGTGGCGGACGTGTTCAAAACCTTGAATACCGCAACTCCCGCCGAAGTCGAACAAACCTTTATATTCACCGACCCGAACACAGGTAAACCATTAGAAGACGGGAGAACCATAACGACTCGCGAAGGTGACGGAATGGTAGACTTGTTGGGTGATACTCGACTCCTGCAAGACTTTGAAACGCGAACTGCAACCGCAGAAGACGTCGCACAAGGACTCGCTGAAGAAGTCGGAGATCAGTTTGTCGCGCCATCTGCCGATACGAGAAGAGCGGGGTTTGATGACAAAGGAAACTTCTTGGGCTTATCCGTCTTGGCCGAGGACATCCAACGGGGCAACTTGTCCCGTCAACGCGAAGCCGACCTGCAAGACGTCGCACGCTTGTCCGGTCTGTACTCCGACATCATGGAGGACTACAAACCCGGCACGGCATCCGCCATGCAAGGTGCGAAGGACTTGATCGAGGAACAAAAGGACAACTTGCTCAGAGACGTCGGAATATCCGACCCCGCGCAAGTCCAATCCCAAGGAGTCCAAGCAGATCCGCTCAGACAAGGACTCATGACGCAAGCCCAAGAAGCACTTGGTCAGGGACTGACTGACCGTGAGGAGCGTCAAATTGCCGAAGCCGCAAGAGCAAGGTCTACGCTCATGGGGAGAACCTTTGACCAATCCGGTGCAATCGCAGAAGCAGAAGCTCGCGTTGCGGAGGACAACCAACGCAAGATGCAAAACCGGGCATTTGCACAATCCGTCCTTGGACAAGAAGCGGGAATTCAAACAGCAGACGATACCCGCAGAATGGGCGCTGATCAGTTTAACGTCGGCGCGAAGATGGATGCCGAAAGACTTCGCGAATCACTCCGTCAACAAGGCTTGCTCGGTTACCTCGATGCCGCTTCGCGGATTTCGCAAATCGAGAACCAGGACCAACTCGATCCGTTCCAAGCGATACTGGGCAGAGGAGGAGGAACCGCACTCCAACAAGGACAGTCCGTATTCGGACAAGCGGGTTACGGTTTGCAAAGCGGACCGCAATACTTGAACCCGGAAGCAGGGTTAGGATACATAAGTCAGATGGCCGCTAATCAAGCGAATATGTACGGCGCGCAACAGGCCGCAGCCGCGAATCGCCAAGCGGGTATCTTTGGTGGCCTTGGTTCATTGGGTGGCGGAATAGCGACTGGACTATTAAGTTAACCAAGGAGGACACAATCATGGCACAACCATTTTTTAGAGGAAATTACGGATCAGCGCTTGGCCGCGTCGATACTCGACCAATCGTTGAGGCAGGGCGCGCGCAGGGACAAATGTTTGCAAACCTCGGTGGGCAAATCGGGAACATGATTCAGCAGTATGGGTTGAATAAGCAGAAGCGGGATAAGGCTGAAGCGGTTTTTCAAGCAGACTTCGGGCGAGTGATGCAAAACCCCGAACAACTCGCTTCAATGCAAGCAGACCCGGTGATTGGCCCGACTCTCAAGAGGATTCAAGAGGGCAAAGGCAATATGTCAGACTTTGACAAATACAACGCATTCAGAGCGGCAGACAAGGAAGCTGAACTTGACACCTTGAGGACAGAACAAATCAAACTTCAAGGAATAGCTCAGACTCTATTGAACGAAAACAGACGGTTGGATAATGAGTTGGCCAGGGATACTTTGGGTGACAGGAAAAAAATAGTAAAAGGTCAGGCAAATATCACACAAGCCGCAGGAGATTATGCACCCACAGAAAAGCAAGCAGGTCTTGCGAACTTACAAGCGAGGACCGCAGCTACCATACAGGATACTAAACAAAGCGAAGAGATGTTCCCGTTGGAGATGGAGAACATTAAAAGTCTTATTCGTAGCAGGGACTTAAATTCATTCTATACTGCTTTGGGTATGAGCGGAAAAACTATACCGGACTTGGAGAAAAGATTTTCCGATATTAGCTCATTGTTGGAAAAGAATGACAGTAGTCCGATCAAGGTTAGAACAAAAGGTGGATTGCTTAGTAGCGGGGAGGAAAAAACAATCACCTTCGAGGAATACAAGAAAAACCCGGACGAATACGCACCTTTGACAAGTGAGCGAATTCAAACTCTTCAAGCAAACGAAAAACGCTTGGTCAAAGAACAGACAGAAGCGATACTAAATACACCGTTAGTAGCAAAGGATACTGAGACAGGGGAAGAAATCCCCATAACACTTGCTGATAAATTGGCTTTTGACAAAGAATTAGCTGATGCTGAAGCAGCGAGAGCCGAGCAAATTAAAAAACAACGTGAATCCGCGCCAATTAAAGAAAAACGTGAAGCGAATATTAGAAAGAACACTATGTTTGGTCGAACTGACAACAGGCTAATGGGGCAACCAAAATTCTGATTTACTTAAATGTTAGACCCTAATCGACAGTACACTTTTTTTTCCGGTGAAGTTGCCAAACTGGATCTCGACAAAACTTACACTTTTGGTCCCGACACAGAAAAACTCTACAATCCTTCCGGTCCCGACCTTATAGACACGGGCATGATTATCGGCCTTGAGGTCGTACCCGCAATAGTGGGTGGACTTGTTGGTTCATTAGGTGGACCCAAGGGAATGATTGGGGGTGGGGCCGCAGGATCTGCGCTTGGCAACTTCATGTCGCAAAATTACCGAATCAACCGTGGGTTCCAAGAGGATCTTGGAATGGCGGAACTCGGAGCGGCAACCGTACTAGGTGCGATTCCTTCAGCCACAGGCGCAAAAGCACTCAAGAACATTGGCGGAGTTACCAGGACGGGAATTCGTGCGACAGAAGGTGCGGGTTTGGCAACCGGAGAATTACTTGCACGAACATACGGAGACGAAGGACGCGCCCCGACAAGAGAGGAAATCGCAACCACCGTTTTGTTTGGTGGAACATTCGGTGGTGGGCTTGGTGCGTTAGAAGCAAAGTGGTTGAGTAACAATTTGGTCGAAGGTGCGGAGGAAGGAATGACTAGACCTGAGCTTCTTAGTAAACACGAAGAAAACATTAAGGAAGCTGGGGGCATGCAGAACCTGTCAGTAGGTACTCCATTACTTGAAGTCATGGACGTTGATGCCTTGGCTAAGAAATCACCCAAGGAAGCGGCAGAGGAATCCATCCAAGCTATGGAGAACAAGTTGCTCGATGAGTCTGAGGGCATGATTAAGGAGATTGCGACAGGAGAACCGTCACTTACTGGTCCGTCATTCACTACCCCGACAATGAGCCGGGGTGCATTGGAGTCGTTTGGCACACCAACTCCCAAGCAAAGTATTCTTGGGGAACCATCACTTGATCAACCATCCATGCCGGATTCGACTAGAGTGATGTCGGATATACAACAGGCAACGGATAACCAAACCGCACAAAGTGACGCTCTTATTTCGGGCATGATGAGGCAAACCGAAGAGGGCCAAAGACAAGCGAGAGAGATTGGCACGGTCAAACAAATGTCCGACTTGCAAAAGGCGTTTGATGCGCAACTAGCGCAGGACGAAGAAATCTTCGTCCCGCTCATGCGGGAGGTCGATTTAAGCAAGCAACAAGTCGGAGACAATGCAAGATTGCGTGAGATCCAACAGAGTATCGCAATGCTTGACCATAAGCACGGCAAGAACAAGGGAGCGAGTAATCAGCGCAAAAGACTTAATGTCGAAAAACAACGCATTCTGAGGCGCAACAACATGGTCCTTGATGACTTGGAAGCACAGATGCAAGGCAGACAAATGCCACCCAATAGGCAAGATATGCAGTTTGGTGATCAACCAATGAAGCAAGCCGATCCCATGACCAAGTCGGAACAGATGGCAGAAGACAAGCTCGGACCTGGTTACGAGAAGTATTTCAATATCGCAATGGGAGCAGGGGCAGGGGGTGCAGCTACTTACGGAGCATTTGCCAACGACGAAGATAGTGAGGCAATGGCTCAAGCCGGAGTAGCGGGTCCATTGGCGTTTTTATTAGCGGCCATTGGATTCAAAGGAAAGTCTCTCAATAAATTCCTCAAGTCTAAGAAATTTAAGAAACTCAACAGTCAAGCCAAGCGCGATCCGCAATCCGTTGAGCCTACCGCGATGAAATCCCAAAGGGTGGCTAATGCGGCCAATCGGGAAATCGCTCCTCCAGGGGCCATGAGAAAAATATTTGATAATGTATTGGACGTCACTTCAGGTGTGGTTACCCCAATCTCCAGGCAGTTAAAAATTCTCGATAAAAAACTCAAGACGTCGCTTACTTATCACTTCCGCCAACACGACATTAGGGTAGGGCAAAAGACTTCTGCTCTTATGAAAAGCGCAATGCCCTTCATGAAGTCCATGAAGGAAGCACTAAAAGGGAAGCGCAAATTGCAAGAAGAGTTTGTAGACTTACTTAAAGTACAAGATGAGTTTGGGGTGGACTATGATGAGGTGGTAAGGCTTATCGATAGACTTAAATTATCCAAAAATTTGGACGCAAAGCTCAAGGGCGAGCTTAAACAAATGAGGGAAACCTTTGATCAAGTCCTAGCGTATGGTCGCGAAGAGGGTGGTTTTGATGTTGGGAATATAAAAAATTATTTCCCTCTCAAAATTAAATCAGAGGATTATAAGTATCTTAGAAAGGCAATGGATGAAGATCCTAATTTAAGAGCAGCATCAAACGAGATTGATAAAGCCATTGATGAATTTTCGGCAAAGAACAAAATCAACAAGAATGATCTTAGCCAAGATGAGTTGGCGGAGATCACAAGCAGAGTAATTCGTGGATACCCGGTAACGGGAAGCATTTCGGGGAATTTCAAACCAAGAAGTATTTTAGACGCAAAAACTAGAAAGAGAATAAAACGTTTTTATATGCATCCCGAAGATGCGTTGGAATCGTACATAAGGGGAACGGTTGAGGCAGTCGAAAGAAAGAAATTCCTTGGTGCGGTAAAACCAGCAAAAGGCCAAGCAATACAAGGAGAAGGATTCAAGGACGTCATGGGGGCAGACGTCGGAATGCGTGCAGGTGTGGATGAATCGCTCGCTAATGCTTTGGCGGAGGATTTGCTCAAAGGCACGAAGTTTGGACAAGAAGACGTCGAAAAACTTAGGCAAATAATACAGTCCAGGTTTTCGGGTGGAACAGAAATGTTTGCTGCAAGAGCAGCAAAGAATTTAGGATACTTACAGGTGATGACCAACTTGGGTTCTGCGATCACTCAGCTTTCTGACCAAGTGTTCAGCATTCACTTTAATGGGTTTGGCAATCACTTCAGAACTTTATTCAACCGTAAGGATATGTTTGATTTTGCTGAGTTGACAGGATTGAGTAATCGAGAATTCGAGGGTATGGGCAATAGTGATATATTGGGCAAATTATTAGATTACTTATTTGGCAAAACCAAACTCAAACAACTCGATCTTTTTGCCAAGAATACATACATGAATGCCGCTTGGAGGAAGTATCATAAGCTTGCCAAGAGCGAAGGCGGATCTCAGAAACTCCGAGAGGAATTAAGACCATACTTTAACGAACGCACGGACGAGATCGTTGAAGCAGTAAGATCAAACGCACCAACCAACAAGAAACCACCCGCAGAAGTTACTGAGCTTGTCTTTCATAAACTACTTGACGTTGCTCCGGCTACTGCATCCGAAGTACCCGCTGCATACATGAAAAACCCAAACTTTCGGATCATGTATATGCTCAAAACTTTTACCATTAAACAGATAGACGCATTCCGCACGGCAGGGGTAGATAATATCCAAACAGGCGGAAAGCTATATCTTGAAGGTCGTGCTGAAGGGAACAAGTCCAAACAAGAAAAAGGTGTAAGGCTTGCCGCCAAGGGAACAAAAGACCTGGTACAGATCGCAACCTTGTTTGCCGCTGCCAATGCCGGAACCGACGTCATCAAGGACATTATCTATGGAAGACCGATTGAGGTAGACGAAATGATAAAGAATAACCTTTGGCAGACTATTGGGATCAATAGGTATCATGTATACAACGCAAGAAGAAAAGGGCCATTCAAGGCAGGAATAGATTATCTTGCCCCACCAACTGCATTCTTTGATAGAGCGTGGCAGGACATATCTGCCATCGTTGGGGACGGTGAGTACAAGGGCGCAATGCTACAAGGCACGCCTTTAGACTTAGTTTATTGGCGCTACCTCGGAGGTCTTGACAAGACTAGCGTTCGCGATTAACCTGCATTTTCTAGTTCATTGTCTTATGAACAGTTTTGAAGCGGATGGGGACATCCGCACAAGCGGGGGGTAAAACCCTCGCTTTTTTTTGTAACCAAAACTTTTTTAAAAAAAGATGTTGACGACTGAGGAGTTGTCCGATCTTGTTGCAACACGAATGAGCAACGTCGAACAGATTAACCTTGAATTCCTTGAGGCAAAGTCTATAA